TTCTCCTTTAGGATAGGTAAGCTATCCCACCGAATGGTTGAGCCATTGTCAGTGTTATCTTATTAATACTATTATAGTCTATTCCAGTTTCAAATATATCGCCTGCGCTGTTTTTTACAGTCACATTTGGGTTGTATCCCATATTATGTGTTATCTCAAGCGACCAGTAGGATCCTTGGTTTATGACCTGCCCAATTGAAAATGGGTATGTTAAAGTGCTTGTGCTTAGAGGGTATGATGTAGCTCCAGCCCAAGTAAGGTCGCTGGGCTTTGGTCCATAAAAATATGTATTATTTTTATCATAATAAAAGTCACCTTGAAGTCCTAGATTTTCTGCAGGAACTCCAGTACCATTTAATATTGATTTTCCTCTAGGACCTTGAGGTCCAGGAGATGCAACTAAAACATCATTTACTGTTTCAGTAATTACAAGTTTTGGAATGTTGTCGTTGTTTATAATTGGCATTATATGGTTACCGATCTACTTAATGTAATAAAGCCTTCAAGCAATTTTACCTTGTTTGAATTTGAATCTATTACCATTACGTCATATGAAGATTTTGGATAGAATAATTTATTAGTTTGCGTAGGGGTCATCTTAATAGTTAGTTTGCCAAGTGCTTCATCTATAACAATACCTGCGCTTGGTGATGTAAGGGTAAAAGCTAATTTGCTTCCGCCTTTTGTATCACGTACCTGCATTTTTGCGGTTGCGCCAGTAAGTGATATAGGGACACCTGCTGGATCCTTATACTCTAAGATAAATGAGAAAGTAGTATTTTGGTCTACTTCCCAGTTTTTTTGTCCTGCCATTTGCAAACTCTCCTAATAGGAAAACTCCTATGCTTATTTTAGCACAGGAGTGATCCTAATTGATTTTAAGAATTACTTCTTTGTGAAACCGAAAGCTGGCTCGTTGCTATTAAGTGCTTTAAGAATAACTGGCAGGCATGCTGCTATTCCGCCCTTAAGCAAGTCTGATGGGTCAGTATTCCCAGTCATATAAAGAGCAATTGCCGCACCCAAAAAGTGACGACCATAACTCGCTAGTGCTGCTAGAATTTTTTCTTGCATTTCTACTAGTCCATTCTTTTTTAGATCTTTTGTCATTTAGATCCTCCTTATTTCTGGGCATTGTGCCCAGTAATTTTGGGTTTTACCCCAATTACATTATATACCTATTATGCGGAAATGTCTACAATCTCACAATTTCCATCTGAAGTGCAGGCAAGGGTCTGTGTTCCGCTTGTTCCATCTTCTGTTTCATAAAAAGATAAGTCTTCCCAGCGAATACTCTTAGGCATTTTAGAAAGCAGGTCTTCGTATTCTTCTTTAGAAACTTCTTGATAAGGGGCTTGTTTATATGAGTGGTCTGAATGTGGCAGGAATGAAATACCTGAGACTTCATCAAAATGTTTATATACCCATGCTCCAACTTCCATCCATTCGTCTTCCTTCACAGAAACAGTAATAGATGGCTTATGCTCACACCATGCACGTTGATAAACTAGCCAAATATTTAAATGCTCAATTGCTGTTAAATCATTCCTGACAATTGCACCTTCTGGTGCTTTTACTGGAAACGAAAATACGTATGTGTCGTTTGGTTTCATTACATCATCTTCTACTGGAATTCCGACTTCTTTCAAAAATGTGGATATTGGATCTCCCTTTGAACCACGAACCGTACGAATATAATATGGAGAATGCCATGCATGCATTCCTGAAGACACCCCGACCAATTGAGATACTGTACCAGAAGGCTTTACACATGTAATAGCTGCAGACTGCGGAATCCCAATTTTCCCAGCCTCTGCTGTATTTATTTCTCTTGCCTTTTCTCTTAAAGACATTAGGAATGCTTCTAGAGAGACTAGGTCTTCTTTGCCTGACATAAACTTATGTCCGAATTGTCCAGTTAAAGAAACTCCAAGTAGGCGTTCTTCTTCTGTGTTATCTTTCCAAATCTTACGAAGGTATTTAAAATCTGTTAGTGTTGCTTGCCATGTCCCAAGAATTGTTGCGAGCTCTACCTTTCTTTCGATATCCTTCTTTGTATCCTTTTCACGTAGTACGACTTCTGAAAGATTACAAAACTGATAAGGACGGAGAATAATTTCTGAACAAGGGTTGGTTCCATAATGTACTTCAGGGTCCCTCCGTCCATATTTAGCCGCCTGCTTTTGTGCTGCTGCAACGTTGTAAATTCCACGTTCTCCAGACTTTGAGTCATATAGCGATTTCCATTCTGCAATAAACTGTTCCATCTCTGGTTTGCGAGAATACGCAACAGAGTTATTTGAAAGAGCACGTTGTGAATTATTTTCCCACCAGTTACCAGACTTTGCTTGTGCCATTTCAATATCATTAATATTAGAAAGTGAAATCATTGCAGAACGACGGACTCCGCCAACTACTACAACTTCTCCAATTTTACACATAATATCGTGTGCCTCAATTGGCTTTAGCTGGCGACCAGCTGCAACTTTAAACTTTGCAATTGTAAAATCAAATAAATTAATCAATGGCTGTGGACCCGATGAGCGACCACCCATTGTCTTAAGACGTGCACCTGCTGGACGTAGTTTGCTTACATCAATTGCTGGAACTTGTCCTGCCCATAGCATTGCAAGTAATTCACGGTAGGCCTTTGCCCAACCAGTTTTTGAATCTTCAACAACAATTACAGTTGTAGATTTTTCAAATGCTTCTGGAACGGCAGGAAGTTTATTAACGTACTTATATTCAACAGAGAATCCCACACCTGTACCACACATAAGAATATACATGGTTTCGTCAAATGAACGTGGCGAGTCTACTGGAACAAATGAGCAGTTATATCCTGCAACATGGTCTCTGTCTAATGCAGCACCTGCGGTCATTACAGATCTCATTGATGGCATTACATTACGATTGTAAACTGCATCTTTTAATTCTTTAAGAAGCTTCTCCTCTGGAACGTATGAGTGATTATTTTTTAGGTGATCTGTCATAAAATCAAAATATCTATCTACTGTTTCACCCCATGTTTCACGACGGTTATCTTCTGATATCCATCTTGCATAACGTGACAATGCAATAAAGTTTTCGTATGGGTTTTCAATAGTTCTTGACATTTTTAAATAACACCTTTTCTCCGCCCTGCGGTTATATGATTTTTTAGTTGAAGTCCAATTCTACCAAACTTTAATCCAAAGGGGAAGGGGTTATGATATTTTTTTAAATACTTCTTCAAAAGCTTTATTAGTCAACTGATCCCAATTATATTCTTTATGTATTTCAGTTGACTGAGCATAATAATATTCAGAGTATGCTTTAAAATTAACTGCAGCATCTTCTATCAAATTAACTAAATGATTGCTATCTGGCTTGTAAACTTTTCCAGGATGCATCACATTCCAAGGAGAATCTATAAGTGTAGAGTTTAACTTTAGAGGACCTAGATACTTTTTATAGTCTGCCCATTCGTGTGTTGATATAACTGGCATGCCTGTTGCAAGTGCTTGAAATGGAATGAATCCGAATCCTTCTCCATAAGTAGGATAGATCATAACATCATGTTGATGATACATGTCTACCAACTCGTTATCCTCTAATTCTCTTTCATCTAATTTAATATTACTATACATTTCGTGGGGAAGTCCAAGAATACTTCCCTCTCTATCGTATACCCTTAGAACGCTAGACTTATGAGCCTTTATTGTTAATGTATAATTAGGATTATTCCCAAAGGCTTTTATGAATGCGTTTACTGTATCCTGTCCGCCTTTTCTTTCTGCTGGTTCTCCAACATGCAAAAACTTTATAACATTTGTATACTCACGCTTTTTAGGCGACCACATTGGATCTATGCCATGTGGGAAAACATTAGATACCTTAAATCCATTATTCTCATATACATCTTTACACCATTGAGATGTTGTCCAAAACTCATCACATGAATTTATTTTTTCTCTCCACGATTCTGGAATAACTGTTGATTCCCATGGAGTATAACCAATCTGATATTGATTTCTATGTAATTTATAATTTGTAGGTTGTGAAAAATTAATTTGTAATTTAGCTTTAGGGTTCTGATAAGTTAATCTATGACCCATTTTAGTTAGACATTCTGCTACTTTAAGTCCAGCGTGACCGTAACCATTCTTGGTTGTCAAGTTGGATCTAGGCGTAGAATATGATATTTCCATTTAATCTTTCTGGTTGACTAGCTTGACACCTACTGTCAAGTAATGCTACTATTATAGTTCGTTATCTCTAAAGGAGGAAATGCCAATGGAGAAAATTATAGAACGTTTGAGTGATGTTGCTCATAACTGGTCTTATATAGGAATGATAACATTATTTCTATTTACTGTCCAGCCTGGGCCAACAGTTACGCAAGCGCTAACAACTCAGCCAGTAGTTAAGGTTGAAAAAACTGAAAGACAACTAAAAAGAGAAATACTAGATAAGTTCAGTAATGAAACTTATAAGCACTCAGAAATACTTCCAGCCGATGAATTAAAAGATTTATTGTGGGCTGTAGGTTTTGAGGGAACTGCTTTAAAAACAGCTTGGGCTGTTGCTCGTATAGAGTCAAACGGGAGACCGTTAGCTTTAAATGACAATATCCGAACTGGAGACAAATCTTACGGAATTTTTCAGATCAATATGCTAGGGAAACTTGGCGATGATCGTAAAGATAAATTCGAATTAGTTTCTAATAAGGAATTATTTGATCCAGTAACAAACGCCGAGATAACGTACTACATGACCAAGGGCGGCAAAGATTGGTCGTCTTGGCCTAACTCAATAGGTAAGGCCAGGAATCTCATACCTGAGTTTCCAAAACATTAAGGGGGATGAATGAAAAAGATACAATACGTATCTAAGTACATTCGCCTATCAGAAGAGGGTCTTGTTCCACGGCTTGAATGCCCAATGGATCAGGGCCCTCTTTTTTGTAATCAAAACATGGAAGATGAGATATACTTGTATTGTCTATCCTGCAATTACAAGAAGGTGATAGGGAGTGAGTATTATGACAAAATTAGAGAATCCGTTCAAGGAACTTCAAAATGAAAGCGGAGCTATAAAAGATACTGACGCCATGGGGCGGGAAAAGTTTTGGGAAGATTTAGGAAGACCAGATGACGGAAAATAAAGAACAACCACAGAATTTAGAAGATAACCTACCAATGGTTAATTATATTATGCTACACAGAATATACGACCTACTTACCCTTATATCAAATAAGTTGGTGGGATCAGAGGATACTTCAAAAATGGTCGAATATCATAATCAAGGATACCTACTTGGACCTACCCCATCATTTGTTCCAGACACACCAGATACTGATATAAACTTTGTGCAAGACACTATTGACTTAGAACAATAGTTATTTTATAATAATTATGTACTGGTTGTAGCATCCCACAGATTAAGCTCCCAGTATAATGTGTAGCAATACACTAGGAAAACCCAATCGGATCCGCCTCTGATTGGGATTTTTTCTTTTTGGAGCGAATAGCGGGAATCGGACCCGCACATTAACCTTGGCAAGGTTACGCACTACCACTATGCAATATCCGCTAACGACATTAAATTATAAAAGCCAACTTTGAAGCAAACGAGTTAACTTTCGTATATTTTGTTTTATAACAACGGTTGTCCCATTATTAATAATTGTTTCTAATTGTTGCTCTGAAACCTTTTGAGTTAAAACAAGGTTATCGGTAACAACATCAGTAGAATTTTGTGTTTGTGTATTATTAGTTGCATTTACAAAAACACCATTATTACTTAATTCATTTTCAAAAAATAATATTTCAAAAGATGTAATTAAATTAAATTCTTCTGTTTGAGTTATTTCTGGTGCCAGGACCTTAGAAACAACAAGTCCATTTTCTTTTACATCAAACGTTTTTTCTGTATTGTTATATGTAACTGTAATGCTATCGTTAGTGCTGTAATGACTAATACTTCCATCACTTTTTGCTTGAGTTTGTAAAATAACACTACATCCAGTTGAACAATAACCATCATCAGTTGTGTATGTTTGTCCATTAGAAAATTCTCTAACGTTGCGGACAATGGTATTACGAACAATGTTATTTTCATCAACTAAAGCAAATCCAGCCAAAGTATTTAGGGTAATTTGTGTTGAAGTTGCTATTGGGGTTGGAGTTGGCTCAGGCGTAGGCGTTGGCGTTACGGCAGGAGTTGGAGTTGGCTCAGGCGTAGGCGTTGGCGTTACGGCAGGAGTTGGAGTTGGCACAGATGCAGGAACTGGCGCTGGCTTTGGAGGACAGATTGTGTCCGTAGATGCAGACCAATTTGGACTTGCAGA